CTGATGCTGCAGAAACCAAGAAGATAACTGTCGCTGAGCTTGCTAGTGCTATCTCTCTTAGTACTCCTGGCAAAAACGTCATCATCAACGGCAACTTCGATGTCTGGCAGCGGGGGGTGACTGCCGGCAACGCGTCCGGCACGTATGATTACGGCAGCGCCGATCGCTTCTGGTTCGGCTCCGGTCCCAACGCTACGACATTTAGCCAACAGACGGGCACCAACGCTCAGTTCTCTGCTCGGTGCCAGCGAGATGCCAGCGAGACGGGAGGCGGTGTTGTCGGGTTCGGATACGCTTGGGAACTGTCCGATATAATCCCGCTTCGCGGCAAGACGCTGACGGTGAGCTTCCGCATGAAAGAGGGGGCTAACTATTCTGGCGGGGACGTGACCTTCAATTTTTACGAGGGCACGGGAACGGCTCAAAGACGGACGTTCGGCGCGAGCTATACGAGTGAGACCAACCTTGCCGGTGACACGTTTACGACAACGACTTCATTCCAGAAGTTTACGTTTACCACGTCCGCAGTGGCGTCTAGCTCGACACAGCTCGGCTTCTTGTTCCAGTATGAGCCGAGCGGCACAGCCGGCGCAGACGACTGGATCGAAATAGAAGAACTCCAAGTAGAGATTGGCCCCGTCGCCACGGAGTTCCAGCGCCGGCCGTTTGCTGAGGAGCTGGCGCTATGCCAGCGGTACTACAAGATCGTGAACACGGCTATTCGATGGACTGCCGCTGCCGGCGGCGAATATGGGCAATGTCCGCTCCCCTACAGTATGCGGATTGCCCCCTCCAACACGATAACGGCGGGGTCCAGGGCGAACGGATCGAGTCATTCCGCCACCACGACGCTGGCCTATGGCGGGTTCTATCAATTCTCGTCGAGCGGGGCGGGGGACGCCTACTCCTTCAATGACAAAGTTGCCTTGGATGCGGAGTTGTAATCATGGAAGTCTCCAGCGTTCAGTACGCAGACGCCGATCAACTGTCCGTCGTCGTTTACCTCTCTCCGACAGGTGAGGTGACGGTCCCCGCCGACCCCGGCAATCGTCACTGGCGACAAGTCGAAGAATGGGTCGCCGAGGGCAACACCATCGACGCCTACGTCGCGCCGACGCCGCCGACCACCGACGAGATTTATGACGGCGTAATCAAGAATGAGAAGGTTCTGAAAGCCCTCGTTTTGGCGCTCAACGACGGCTCGATTGTGCCTGGCGCAAACGCCACCAATGCAGCCCTAAAAGCGGCCATTAAAGCCAAGATGTAAATGGCCGGCAATGTTGACCTAAATGCTGGTGCTGGAGGCGACACTATCGCAGCCGACGACGACGGCACTGCGAAGCATCAATACGTAAAGGTTGAATTCGGCCCTGACAATACCCAAACTCCTGTCTCAGCCACCGACTTCTACTTTTATCGAAGAAGTAAGCGCTTCAAAAGCCGACGGAGGCACAAACGCAATGGCTAACTATACAACTAGTGCTGATCTTCTGGATGATGCCCTCGACCGGGCAGGTGAGGCCACAGACGGAACAAGCGATTTCAACGCAGCAGCCATTCGCTTCCTGAACAGGGCATATCAAGGGATTTGGAGTGGCGGCAGCGAGCTTGACCCCGACATCAGAGAAGCTTGGTGGTGGCTTAGAAAGGACGATCAAGGGATTCTGATCCTCAATCCGATGATTAACGACGGCTCTGTGGACGTCACTAACAACAGCGCGTCGATCACCTTCTCAACTGGCCCCACCCCGAGCGTCGCTGGTCGCCACTTCAAGGTCAACGACCACAGTGACGTGTTCATCATCTCAGCTCACACAGCAGGAGAGACCGGTGCAACTCTGGAAAGTGTCTACACGGGAGATACTGACACTGCTGCTAGCTATCGTGTTATGCAGATTGATTATGACCTGGCTGACAGCTACACAGACATTCTTTACCTGAGCAGCCCGATGATCGCCTACAAGAGCGATCGAGGCGAGGTCCAGTATATCGACCTTCACGAGATGCGTCGCAAATACCCGCTTAACCGCCTCGACAGTGGTGTGCCCCACGACTTCAGTTTACTCAGTAGCACTAAGATACGCTTCTCGCATTATGGGGGCACCTCGAGCACAGAGCTAATCAAGCTTGACTTCGAATACATGCGGATGCCCGCTGATCTGGCCGACGACGCCAGCGAGCCGATCGTCCCACGTCAGTATAGGAAGATCCTCGCAGACTGGACCCTCGCTCTACTCTTGGATGAAAAGGACGATAGTCGTGGTGCAGCAGCTATTGCGCTTGCTCAACGAGGTTTGCGAGCTATGTCTAACGAGCATCGTGCCACAATGCGGCGTATGGGGCGGAGCTTTGGACACGTCTTCCCGAGGCAGACACACCTCGAAAGATTTATTGGCCCCCTGCGAACTGAAACCGGACTGATTGTTGGCTAATGCCTTATCGAGGTCAAATAGCGAGTATGGTCCTTGGGACTGGTGGGCACAGTGGTGCCAAGAACCAGGCCATCGTCTCGATCGATCAGCTCATCGACGCGGACAACCTCTCCTTCGAGGGGATCACTATCAGGAAAGAGGGCGGCGCGGCTAAGCATAACAGCAGCGAGCTTAGTGGCGCCCCCTTGGTCTTGGGCGGATGGGACTGGATTCCTGGCGTCCAACGTAGTGTGATCTTTACAGACGCAGGCGACCTCCTTAAGGATGATGGCGCCGGCAGCTATGGAACGACACTCAAAAGTGGGCTAACGACGAACAACGTGCTGCCCGTATTCGTCGAGGGTGGCTTGGAGGCATCGGGAAGTGATCGAAAACTCTTCGTATTTACCCAAAAGAATGTGGTCCAAGTCCTGGCTGCGAATGGTGCTACTACGTCTGATCTTACTACTCCGCCTGCTGATTGGTCGGGGACTGATCAGCCCAGATTTGGCCTCGCTCATGAGGGGCGGATATGGGGCGGCGGGAATGCGAACGACCCGCATAGACTTTACTACAGCACGAGCACCGACCATGAAGATTTCACGAGCGCAGGCTCTGGCACGATCTCAATCTACCCAGGCGAAGGGGAATATCTCGTACAAGCAATCTCGTACAAAGGGCTAGTCGTCTGTTGGAAATATCCCCGCGGGATTTATATCATAGACACGACCGACCCCACGATTGTGAATTGGAAAGTTAGTAAACTCTCGACCAGACTTGGTGGCTGCTCTGAGCACTGCGCTATCGCAATCGATAACGATATCCTATTCATGGATACAGCATTCAACTTTCACCTAATCTCAAGTGTGACCGAGTTCGGTAATTTGGGCGCCTTCGATCTGTCTAGTCGCTTCCAGTATGCTGAATTCCTTCGGGATAATGCAAATATCAGCCAGATCAAGAAAGTCTACGGGGTGTACTATGCTGCCAAGAGAGAGGTACACTTTGGCATCGCACAGACTGGCTCAACGGTTAACAGCGCCCGCGTGGTGATCGATTTCAACAATCCACAGACACCAAGGTTTAGATTTAGCAAAAGAGATACGGCTGTCTCACTCTGGATGAAGCGAGACAGTAATGGTGTTGAGCGGCTGACGATGGGCGACAACATTGGGTTCGTATGGGATCTGGATCAGGAAACACGAAGCAAGGATAGCTCTGGCTATCAGGGCTTATTCCAGACGCCGCATCTCGACTTCGCACATATCAACCCAGCGCTTGCGGCTGTGAACAAGAACTTTGACTTCCTTGAGCTCATTGTCGAGCCTAGTGGAAATCACAACCTAAATATTGATATCTATCTCGATGATGCGCTTACTCAGACTATAACATTCAACATGGGGGTTACGGGCTCAGATCTTGGCTCCTTCGTCCTCGGAACAGATGTGCTTGCTGGAACGAAGATCCTCAATAAGAAGAGGCGCCTTCTCGGGAGTGGCCGTCGCATCAGTATTGTTGGTCGCAATAACGGTGACTCACAGGATTTCAGTGTGGCTAAATTCCTGATACACTTTAAAGCTGGAAATGAGGCAGATCTGACATGAGTAAGAAAGACAAAGCATTAGCCAGGGCAGCGGCAGCGCGTCAGCGTGGTCGCCTCAAGAAGGCTGATTTTGTTAAAAAGCATGAGCGTGCTCCCAGCTTAGTTGAGAAGCTCTACTGTCGGGTTTGTGGCGACGTGGTCAAAGAACTTATCATGGACGAGAACTACATAGATACAAGGACCATAAACGGGCAGGTGGTCAAAACCGTTGGCCTCGTTCTGGCTGAGTCTTCCGAATACGCCGAGATTGAGCTAACCTTCGACGATGGCTCAACACACGTGACATATACCTGTAAGAAGTGTGCCCACACTCTGACGACGGACGACCTCGAAGATATGTACGCTCTCGATCTAGAGTTGTGGAACGCAGAGGGTGCGCCCGAAGAATTCTTTGCACAATACGGAAGCCGGAAACCTCTAACCAGCAAGGTAATTAGGCAAGATGGCGGGCCTGTATAGTCATACAACGCGCACAACGGGTACGACCCTAACTGCGTCGATCTATAACACAGATCATCAAAACCATATCGACAATTATGTACCGTCGCAGATGGACGACTACTCCACGAATGCGGCGGAAATGCAGACAACGACTAATCCAGGAGAGAACGGCTCTGAAAGCCTGGCTACGACTATGGCGGGTGAGTTAGAGCGCCTAAGGTTTATCCTTGCAGAGCTGACGGGCGGCGCTCAGTGGTACTCAAGCCCACAGATGCCCGCTTCCCCCATCGCAAGTAGGATGTTTGGCTAATGGGACAATACAGCAGAATTATTCTTAGTGGATCAACCGCTGGTCAGGGCATTCCTGTAACCGGAGTGTTGCCTTCGCAAGGTACGGTAATCCACACAGCGGTGACAGGCGCTGCTGGGAGCATCGACGAAGTGTATCTGTGGGCGTTCAACACGGCCACGCTTGCCAGAGATATCAGCCTCTCGATTGGGCCGACCACCGCTACGGGTAGCCGCTTCACCGATACGTTGCCTGCAGGAGAGCTGGCTGGACTTCAACTGGTTATGCCCGGCCTTAGCATCCAGGCGACTACTGTCGTGAAGGCGTGGGTCACAGTGGCGGATGCCGTGAATATCTTTGGCCACGTCAACAGGTTTGCGTCATGATCTTAGAGCGCCTCGCCCGCTTTAATCTGCCAAAACGCTTTGGCTCGTTGGCGAGCAAGTCCAAGATTGCAGTCAGCGATCTTGCAACGGGAACTGACGGCGAACTTGTTACATGGGACGCTAGTGGTGATCCCACAGTGGTTGCTGTTGGCGCCTCGACGCATGTACTAACTTCTAATGGTGCTGGTGCTGCCCCGACGTTTCAAGCTCCTGCGGGGGCGCATGTCCTTATCGAGGCTCAAGATATTAGCAGTGGCCAAGCCGCAGTGGATTTCGAGAGCAGCATCGATTCGACCTATGATGACTATTTGCTCATAATCAGTGGCTGTACAATTGTCGAGGATGACCAGCATCTAACTATTGTGATTGGAACCGGTGGGACGCCCACATATCAAACAGGGAGTGTCTACAACTGGGCAGTAGGGGCTGCTGTCGCAGGCGGTGCCACGGTTTCTACAAATGCCTCTGACACGTCGATATGCATAACCCACCAGGATGCAGGACAGGCCCTTGGCAATGCCGCGAACGAAAGCTTCTCTGGCACTATTTATATGCATCGACCAGCAGATGCCGTCTTTACAGAATTTACCTTCAACTGCGGGTACTTCCGGGCAGTAGATGGAGCCTACGTCGCAACTCATGGAGGGGGCGCATATGTAGCGACGACCGCTGTGACTGCGTTGCGGATAATAGCTGAGGGCGGCAACATCGATGGTGGCAAGTTTGCTCTTTATGGAATCAAATCATGACCGATTATCGCCTTGTAACGAAGCCTCAGGGATACAAACGTGCCCACAA